CATTTCTGTAGCAATACGTCCTTCTATGGCTGCTCTAACATCGTTGAAAGTGCTGCTCATACGCTGTCCTTACCAATTCGTTTTGCATTGATTTGAATCCAGCCTTGCATATCTTTTGCAATTTGTTGAATCCATCCAGCAGATGCTTGTTTACTATGACCTGCTGCTAATGCTTCTGCATAAGGAAGCGAGTTATGGATTGTATAAGTATTTCCAATTTTTTCATTTCCTACGTTGTAATTCATCCCCTTAGGAGGTTTTATTCCTGTTCCTTCTCCTCCGTTATATTCACCTGTTCCATTTTCTCCAATCTGCCAACTATTTTGAAAGGTTCCAAAATCAACAGGGCTTTCTTGCTTCAACATTGTGTCTGTATGCAAGACAGCTTGACTAAGCAAAGCGTTCATCCTCTGCTCAATTACAAATGCAAATTTTTCAGGCTTTGGGCCTTTCCATTTAGCAGCCATTACAACCTCAGAATTAGTTCATAGCTAATAGCAGTATTACCTTGTTCTGTTGTTTCAACTCGGATTATTTGATAAACCTTAGAACTAATAACAACACGATCTGAAACTGTTGGGGTGTAATCCAAATCAGAAGCAGCGATTGTTAAACGCTTGTCAGTTGCTTTTACTAAATCATCAACTTGTCTTGCAATAACACCTTCAACAAATCCTTTAACAGTTGTGTCTGCTGTTGTTTCTCCCATCGTTCCAGTTGCCGTATTATAAGCACTTCCTGTAACTTTACGAATTGTTACATCGCCACCAACGGCTTTAAGAACTTTCTTTGCAGCTTTCCTAAAGCCTTTAGGTTTTACAGCCATTAGATCCTATAAGCAATAACTGATCCTGCACTTGTTTGAGTAATGCTGGTGAAAACTCCTTCAATTTCTGTGCTTGCTTTTAAATCAATCCCAGAAACAGTTGAAGAACCATTCTTGGTGACATTTGAAGAAACCAACGTAACAGTCGAATCTGTTAAGCAAGTAATTTTTCCAAACCTCCCAGTATGGGCGTTTGTGTCTGTGATGATGATTGCAGCAGGATAAGTCATTCCCATTAGCTTCTTTTTACAGCGATGTTGCCCGGCCCACTAATTCTAATACCTGTGAAGTATCTTTCAAACATTGGTGGGACACGATCAGCACCAACAGCACCATAATTATTAGGAGTTGCATCCAAAGATCCAACTTTAATATTCTGATAATCCTCTAATCCACTAAGTCCTAAACCGTCTTTATTGTTATTCAAATAAACAGATAAAACAGCTAATGCTTTTTTAATCTGATCTGGTATTTCTGTATCTGTAAAATAATCTGTTGTTATACGAAAAGGAAAACCAGTTGCATAAGTATTGATATAAGTATCAGGCTTTCTTACTCCTGTACGAGGCCATTGCAAAGCTTGTGTATCTGTTGCCCTTGCACCTAAAAATCTTTCACGGTCAATCCGTTGAGTTGCTGAATATAAAGCTCTATTTTTTTGGTCAGTTGTAGCAGTTCCCCAAGCAACAACATCATCATCTTCCATCAGACCGTCAATAAGATCTTGTGTATCAGAAAGAGTTAAATAGCTGTTAGCGTTAGCTGCTCCTGCTGTCGCTACTATCGTTATTGCCATTAGAAGAAACTTTAGTTTTACGCTTTTTTTTGGGCTTTGGTTTAGGAGTTTCAACAGGAATAGAGGCCACCTGTGCGGCAGCCTCCCTTTCCTTCATTCGCCTAAATGCGAACATTCCCATTAGCTAGATGCACCTTTTACAAGAGCATAGTTAATGACAATTGCTTGGCTCAAAGAACCGCCAGAAAGATTTCCAACAGTAACTTTAAAAGAACCAGCAGCAACAGTAGAAACAACGAGCCAATAAGCACCCGCAGTTCCACCTGATCCGTGGTTAACAACTACAACGTCAGTTGCAGCTACACGATCATTGTTGACTTGGAATGTGACTTCTGCTCCGTCAGCCAGAGCAGCACCATTCATTGTGATCTGACCTGACTCTGTATTAAGAGTCACGGCAGTTGACTTGTTAGTTGCTTGAGTAACAGTTCCACCAGTTGTATAACCAATAGCTTTACCAGCAACGGCTTCAAATTGTGATGCCATAGTTAGTTACCTCTAGTCCTGATTAGAAACGTTAGTTGCTCTAACAATTCCGATATTCTTTTGCTCGTAGACCTTCGACCAGTTGCCTACTGTTTCAAGTTGAGCACGAGTTGGGTTTGTTGTTGTAACAGCCCACTTAGTACCAACAGGATGATATGTGTAATGAAGATCAACAGCCATTGCATCTGATTTTGCAAGGATGTCTCTATCTGTTTCTGTTGTCAAACCTGCCTGTTCGCCAGAAGCAATAGCTCCGGGTGTAAAGAAGTAGGTTGAATACTCGGTAGAAGCACCAGAACCAGTAGTTGCCACATCGTCAGAAACGATAACTCGAAGCCCACAATATGTAGGAACCGAACCATTACCGCCGTAAGCAGGAGCAATAGAACCGCCAGAAGCAGTAGCAGTTGCGTTTGTGTCAGAGGCAAGAACATAGTCCACTAACTTACGTTCTACCAAGTCGTAATAGACTTTTGAGTGCATAGCAACAGCAGTTAACTGATCACCTGCATCTCCAAGAATTGACTTGGCTTTAGCAACATGCTTTGGACTTAAAGATGTTGGAGTATCACCACTCTCTGAGTCAATACAATTAGCAAACAAAGCCGAGTTGCTGTCATTTGCATTAATTGAACCAAATACACCAGACAATGCTGAAAGCAAGTCTTTCTGTCTTTGGTTAGCAATGTAAGCACCAACTTTTGCACCAATAGCAGCCATTGGATCAGAGCCAGCAGCTAAAGCAGCTAAGTCTCTTGCTTCCCATGCACGACCTCTATGAAGGATCACAGAAATCTGCTTGTCAGCTTGTATTTTTCCGGGTGTTAAAGAACTACTGTCTGTTAATACCTCAAAATCTCCAGAAAGGTTCGCTTTCCAGAAGGGTACGTTGCAAAAATCACCCCCCTCGGTCGCATTAAGCTCAGCCATTGGTTGAACCACACCGCTAGCCAAAAAGGCATCACGCTGAGTTGTCTGCTCAATCAAGTACGGCGTAAAGACCTCAGGAATGATTACGTCCGACCTTACGGTGGCCATAAAAATTACCTAAAATTAGTTTTACGATGTGGGTCACAAACCCTTACGGCTCAGCACAGCCTTGCCTTATGCAACCATATTAGCGTTTAACTGCATTTTTCAAGCGATCATATAAATCTTTGTCTGTTCTATAAAGTCTCATCTGTTCAGTAATATTAAAAGTTTCTTGTGCAAATGGGTTTTTAGTTCCAGCAGGAATTTCACCGCCGCTAGATCTACCAGCAGGAGCACCACCACCTTGAGGTTTTGGTTGCTTTAAAATGTAATCAGGTAACTTTCCTTTTGCCCACTCATTAACAGGCGTTCTCTCATATCCATCAACAACAACAGGAACACCATTATCAACTTCAATTTTATCTTTAGGAAGGAAATTATTTAACACTAAACTTGGGTCATGTACTATTTCCGCCAAGGTTTGTAAGGCAGGGGAAATAAGTTCCAGCTCTCGGACTTTTGTTTCAAGTTCTGTAATTTTTTTGTCCTTTTCGGCTGATCTTTCTCTGTATTGTTCTTCAAGTTTTGATCTTGCTTCTGTATATTTTCCTTGCTTTTCAAGTTCAACTTGTTCTGCATTGTTTTTGAAATCAATTAAGGCTTGAACATCAACATCAGCAGGAACAGCTTTTGATTTTTCTTTTGCTTTTTTGTATTCATCTATAAGCTCAGCGTTTTTTTTACGCATTGCTTCAATTTCAGCTTTAAGATTCTCTTTTTCAGAATCAACAGCTTGCTCCACAGGAGCAGTTGTTTCGTCAGACATGGAAACCCACAAGGTTATTGCTTATCTTATCAAGATTATTTTTTTTTGTCCTTATGTCTGCCCATCTTTTTCAATAGTAGCAATTTCTTTTTCTTCTTTTTTTAAAATCTCTACACCTTCTAAAACTTTAATTTGATCTTGTCCATATCTATGCACTAATGCTGTTGCAACATCTAAAGCTGTTGTTTCACTTCCAGAAATAAAATTATGACCTGCTGCTCCATAGCTAAAATTCATAGAAAATTCTGCATCTTCAATTAGATCTTCGTTACCACTCCATTGAACAATATCTGGGGATTTTTCCATAGTTGCCATAGCAATTTCTGGCCCTACTTGTAATTGAATTTTAACCGCCATAAACATTTCTTGTTAACGACAAAATCATGTGAAAATGGTCAGGATCAACACTATACAACCTAAACATTAGCTCAGGAGAAGCAAAATGCTCAACTCCCATACTTATTACTTCTGTTGCTGTGTCTGTAAAACCTTGTTTATATCCTCTGTTTCGGCTCCTGTATGGTCTTCCAACATAGGGAGTTATAAATTCATCTGGTAAAACACCCTCTGAAAGAGTCCAAGCTTTTTTTACTTTTGTTTTTGTTGGAGCATTGCTTGTAACTCTTGAAGTTCTCCAGTTAACAGCCATGTTTAAATTCGCTTTTCTTGAAGTTTCCAAGGAGTGACCAATCTCATGGAATACCGTTTGTTTGGAAAGTAATTCCATATAACTGTTTTGAGGATCGGCAAAAGGTACTAAGATTTCACCTTTCCAGTTGTTATTAGCTCTACTTGTTCCAAGTTTAACTTTTGATATTTGACCATCTAACGCACCCTCAGATTTGACTGTAACACCACCACCGTTAAAGATTTTTGCAAACTCTTCAACTTCAGACCTGACTTTTAATCTATCTGCTTTCTTCTGATTAGTGAATGGAATACTATCCAATCTCTCCTTGATTTGTTTATCTGTAACCGTAGTCTTTAAAGTTTCTTTTCTTAGGATTGCCATTTCTTTAGCTCCTTCTATTTCTAATTTTGTAAGTGCTGCTTTATTTTTAACCCAAATTTGTTTTAACTTAATTCTTTCATCTCTATAAAATTTTATAACTTCATCCCTTGAAGCAAGCGGGCCAAGAAGTTTTGCCGCTTCTTTTTTTGCCTCACTATATGAGTAAGTAAAATATTTTTCTGAAGCTTTTTCGTAATCATCAAACGCTTTTTTATATTCTTTCGCTAAAGATTTTGTTTTTCCAAAACGTCCCTTAGTCATAGATTCGCCTCTTCTAATTCCTTCTTTAAAATCAGAAGTTGGCTGCCATGTTTCTGTTGTTGCTTTTGTAGTAGCTAAAGTTTCAACAGGTATTTTTGGGGTTGCTGCTTTCTTCTTCGTTACTTTTGCTTTTATATCTTCAGGTTTTCCATATCTCTTCTGCAATTGAGCCAAAGAAACTTCTGTATTGTCTTCTCTAATTAATTTCTTTAGTGCTTGATCTGGGCCATATTTATTTGACAAGCGATTAAAGTATTTCGCTTTTTGTTCTCCTAATGCTTTTATTTGTTCTACTCCGGGTTTAAATTTTGACCCTTTTGCACGTTCCCCATATAACCATTTTCCATAAGTTGTATTTGCAGGAACAGGCCCACCAACGCTTGCCCTTCTTCCAGCAGGAGGCGGTGTGAAATCCCATTTCTTATAATTAACAACAGCTACAGTTGTAGACCTGCAACCAAAATGTTGAGGCGGTACTGGCCCCTGATTGTATTTAAAAACTTGACCATCTAAATCTCTACAAACAGGAGAAGTTCGAGAATCAAGCGTAGCAACATAACGATATTCCTCCGTTACATCAGGATTAGCTTTATAAACAGCTTGGCTTGCTGTATTCGTGACTTGATTAACAGTAGTTCTAACAATCGTCATTACCTGATTATTTGCACTTTTAGTTGCAGCTCCTCCTTGTGCAAGTAGTTGGCTTAAGCTTCCTTTTTGGTCTTTCTTTAAATTTCCAACTAACTCTCTAACAATTTCGGGAGTTGTATCACCAGATAAAAGCCCACTCCTAACCACTTGGTTTAATCGTTTTGCTTCTGCTTCTGCTATCCCTAAAAATGATTTCTTAACCGTGTTTCCATTAGGTAGCGTTATTGTTTGTCCTTCTTTAGCAGTTAATTTAAAAGTTCCTTTTGTCCTTGCTTTCTTATCTTTCGTGATTCCTGCCAACTCACTTTTTAAAACAGCAAGGTTAATAGCAGTTGGATCTGTAACAACAACAGACTTAGCAAATGACGGACTAACAGCAACAGACCTAAAAGAATAACCAATCTGGTCATGGATCTTTTCAGCCATGCCTTTAGGAATTGATTTCTTTAATTGACCTTCAACAAATCCTGCCTGTACTTTTGCAACCCCTTCAAGCTCAGTAATTAAATCATCAACACTTCCATTAGCCCAAGAGTTTAAACTTTCTTTTGTTTGTTTTATTAACGCTCTTAATCTTGCAGTCTTATAAGCAGGTCTTTCGTTTAATGGTTGCCCTTCAATGATTTTTAATTTCTCAACAGCTTTTAACATCACATTGTTATATGAAGTAACCAGCTTTTTGGAAACGCTATTGCTAAACCGATTAAGGTCTATCGCATTGCGATAAAACTCAGGCGGTATTCCATCACCGACAGGAACAGTTTTTGCCATTTATTCAGCTTGGTCGTTTTCGTCTTCTGGTTCTGCTGATTGTTCAGGTTCCGCTTCTTCCTCTTCCTCCAGAGGTTGATCCACTTCTATTAAGGAAGCCTGTTGCGTTGCCTCCAACTCTTCCTCAACGTCAAACTCATCGCCAAGCACTTCTCCTTCATGTAATTGCTTCAAGAGAGTTTCTTGTGTAATTGTTCCAGCCGTATAAAGTTGCAACAAACTACCAATTTCTTGAGGATCTAAACGAGCCGCTAAGAAATCACGATTAACAAAGCTACTACCTGCTGAATTATTGCCTAAATACTGTGCATGGAATATTAAAGAGTTATCTATCATGTCTTGCATCTGTTGTGCGACTACCTGCATCGTGCTGTCGCCTTGTGACCTATCTATTCTTTTTGACTCTGCTGTCTCTGCCCCTAATTTTTGGCCTAGCACCGCAGCCAACGCAAGAGTATTTATTTGATGCTCTAGCTGATCTAATCTCTTAAATTGAGAATCAAAGCTAGTCCCTTTGCTTTCGATGTATTCGGCTCGACCATCAGCAGGAAAAGCTATTGCTTCACCAGGGCCAGCAGAAACTTCTTCAGATGTCTGAGGGAATCCATAAAACGCAAGCATTGGAACTGCTGCAATATGCAATTGATTATCAAGATCTGATTGTGTTTGATAAGCCTTAAGATTTAATTCTGCAATATCTTCCATTGGTGGACGTGATTCC